CCGACATCATCACGCTCTCCGACCTCAACCGCTCGGCCATCACCGAGCTTCAGGTCTTCACCGATCACATCGAGACCGCCGATGAGTCCGCCCAGGTCAAGCCGCTCCATGACCGTGTCCACGTCCTTGTCGTCCAGCTGCGCGTCCTGCGGAATACGCTCGAGGCCATGGAGAACGCCGCCGAGTCCGCCCTCGAAGACGTGCGCCGCATCTCCGCCAGCGTCGAAGAAGCCAGCCCCGAAGATGACAGCCTGTGAACTCTGCAAGGGTGCGTGCTGTGAAAGCATCCTCCTGCCCATCAGCCCTAGCCCGACCTCGACCGAGTTCTACTCTGCTCGCGGCTCGGTCTTCCATATCGCCGGGAGCACCTTCGCCGAAGTCCCTGCCCGATGCCCGCACCTGTCAGGCTCCGGCAAGTGTAAGACCTACGCCAGCCGCCCGGTCGCATGCTCCCGCTTCACCGTCGGCTCCGTGATGTGCCTGACCGCCATCGAGCGCCGTCGCCCCGATCAGGCCGATGCCATCATCGCCTTGCTCTAATTTCCCACCAACCCAGAACACCAACACACCATCCCATGCCCGACCTCATCACCGAACGCGTCATCTATGACGGCATCCAAGCGCTCAACCAATCCGGCGCGAAGGAACTGCTCAAGTCCCCCGCCCACTACCAGGCGTATCTCACCCGCACCCGCGAGGACTCCAAGGCCCTCCGCGTCGGCACCGCCGTCCACAAGCTCGCCCTCGAAGGGCTGGACGCTTACAACGCCACCCACGCCATCGCCCCGGACGTGGACAAGCGGACCAAAGACGGAAAGCAGGCGTGGCAGGACTTTGTCACCGCCAACGAAGGCAAGGCCATCCTGACCGCCGAAGAGGGTGCCCTCGTCGACGCCGTCGCCAACTCCGCTGCGGCCTGCATGAAGCAGAACGGCATCGTCCTGACAAAGACCGAGGTGATGTTCACCGCCTTCCTCGGAGATACCCTGGTCAAGTGCGCCATCGACGGCATCTCCGACGACGGCTACATCTACGATCTGAAAACGTGTGAGGACGCCTCAAGTCACGGCTTCCTTCAGGCCGTCCGAAAATACAAGTACGCCCTCCAGGCTTACTTCTACCGGCACGCCGTCGAGTCCGCCTACAAGTGCCGCGTCCTCGGCTTCCGCTTCATCGCCGTCGAGAAGGAGCCTCCCTACGCCCACGCGGTCTATGAGCTGGGGCCGGAACTGATGACCGGCGCCGCGTTTGACTTCGAGAAGGCGCTGACCCTGTATAAGGAATGCACCGCCTCGGGCAACTGGCCCGGATACCAGACCGAGATCACCACCATCGACATCGCCGCCAAGCCCAGCGCCGCGACCAATATCAACTTCGCCTAATACCATGACCACCGATAACAACCGCGTCCCGCTCACCTCCATATCCACCAACGGCACCTACAAGCTGAAACTCATCAAGCCCAAGTTCGAGAAGGTCAAACAGTGGGAGGACGGCACCACGTCCTGCCGCTTGTTCTTCGTCGACGACAAGGGCTTCTGCCTGTCGAAGAACTTCTCGAGCAAATACGGCAAGGCCCTCGCCATGCTCGTCGGCAAGTTCTCCGGCAAGTATACCAACGAGATCCGTCTGGACGCGACCCCTGCCGAGTATATGCAGTATCTCGAGCCCGCCTGCGGCCAGACCATCCTCGTGGGCGTCGAGGTCGAGGCCAACGGCGAGTGGCAGGGCAAGCCTCAGTACAAGTACAAGATGACCTACCCGCGCGGCTCCCAGAAGCCGACCGCCCCCGAAGAGCCGCTGCCGCCCGAAGGCGTTCCCTTCTAACGCCCGTGACCGAAGCACCCGCGCCGATGTCCGCCCCGACGCTCGTCCTGATCGCAGGCTATGCCAGGGCGGGCAAGGACACCCTCGCCTCCGGCATCCTCGAATGGTCCAACCGACCCGCCGAGCACATCAACTTCGCTGACGCCCTCAAGGAGGCCGCGAACCATTACATGGACTACCTCGGCCTTGACGGGGACTTCTTCAAGGAGGACTTCAAGGTCGATAACCGCGACTTCCTCGTCCACGCGGGCAAGTTCGCACGGCGCATGGATCGGGACGTGTTCGCCCGCCACTTCGCCAACTGGTGCCCGGTGATGAAGCACCACGACCAACCCTCCCCCGAGACGGTCGTCTGCTCCGATTGGCGATACGTCAACGAGCTGCGCGTCTGCCAGGACATCCTCTGGGAGAAGGGCTGGAAGGTCCGCACCATCTACGTCGCCACCGCCGGGGTCGGCCCGGCCAACGACGAAGAGCTCGACAGCATCGCCGAGATACGCGCGTCGCACCTGTTCGACCAGGAGTATATCTTCAGGCCGTCATCGCGTAACGCAATCATGACCGAAGGCCGCAACCTCGCCCGCTCATGGAAACTCTGAACACCGACACGCTGCGCTGGGCGAACAAGGTCGGCCTGTCCCCCGACCGAGTGGCCTTCCTGCTGGCCTGCCCCAAGTATACCCGCACCGGGCGTAACGACAAGCCCGCCTACATCAAGGCCGAGAACCCCAACCACCACCTCCAGAAGCTTGGCGACTGCTATTGGTTCCGCCTGCGTCGTCGCGGGAAGGACATCGTCGAGAACATCGCCAGCGACCTCGAGACCGCCCGCAAGCGCCGAGATGAGATGCTCGCGGCCTTCGACGCGGGCAAGCCCATCCCTTACATAAACGTCCGCTAATGAGCACCCCTACCCGCTTCGTCGCCTTCGGTGATAACCACGGCGACATGGCCGACGAGAACGCCGTCGAGGCCCTGGTCGAGTTCATCAAGGACTACAAGCCGACCGTCCGCGTCCACCTCGGCGACTGCTTCGACTTCCGATCCCTGCGCCGTGGGGCTGGTCAGGATGCCGAAGGCGCCGAGTCCCTCATCTCCGACATCGAGGCCGGTGAAGCCTTCCTTGAGCGCACCAAGCCCACCGTCTACCTGATGGGCAATCACGAGCACCGCGCCCAAGCCCTCCAGCATACCTCCGGCTCCGCCCTGGTGCGTGACTACTGCGCCGACCTAGAGGCCCGCATCAAGACCGCCGCGAAGAGCTGCGGAGCCAAGACCATCCTGCCTTACCACGCCGAGAAGGGTGTCTACCGCCTAGGTCAGGTCGCCTTTATCCACGGCTACGCCCACGGCCTGAACGCCACCGCCGAACAGGGTAAGCACTACGCCGACCGTGGCGGCGCTCTGATCCACGGACACACGCACACGCTCGCCCAGGTTAACTTGACCAAAGCTGAAGGCGGCGCCGCTTTCTCCGCCGGCTGTCTCTGCCAGAAGGATGCCATGGCTTACGCGTCGCACCGCCTAGCCACTTCCCGCTGGGGCTCAGGTTTCGCCGCCGGCTGGGTCGACGGCAAGGACTGGAAGGTCTGGCTCGTCCACCGCGTCGGCTCCCGCTGGGTCTGGACGACTGACCTCAAGGTCTTCACCCCGAAGGCCCGATGAAGCGCTTCGATGCCCACGCCCTCGTCGCCGCGATCAACGCCGACGACACACCCGAAGGCTGGCACAAGACCACGGAGGTCGTCCGCCTCCTGGGATACAAGACCCGAGCCGGTGTCTCTCTGCCGCTCGCCCGAATCGTCAAGGCGGGCTACGCTGAACAGAAGACCGTCCGCCGAGGCCGCTTCATCTTTCGCCTGTCGCCCAGGTTCAAGTCTTGGCCTGCCGCGAAGGCCGCAGCTGAAGCCCTCGAGAAGTTCAAGGCCCCCAAGGGATGGGTCACCCTCTCCGAGTATGCCCACAAGCACCGGCGCACCGTCCGCGGCGTGCAATACCGTATCGACGGCATGGCCCTGCCTGTCCGCATCCTCCGCAACCCGCGGAGCGTCCCTTACTACCGCAAGGCCGACCTAGACCGCGTCCTACGCAAAGCATCTTGACCACGGGCACCCACGCCCCCATCCCCAACCCTCTCTTCCATGATCCCGCCGAATAACGTCGCCGCGGAACGCCACCTCCTCGGCGTCCTCCTACGCGAAGCCGCCCACCTACCGGGCGACCTCCAGCCTTCCGACTTCTTCGAGCCAGCCCATCAGGACATCGCCGCCGCCATGCTTTCGCTGGCAGTCGATGGTGTCGCCCCTGATGAGCTGACGGTCAGCCAGCGCCTACGCCAGGTCAACAGCCCGGTGACCGAGGCCACCGTCTCGCTCCTAGTCAGTGACGCAGGCCAAGCGTCCTTCCGCCTTGAGCACGCCGACATGATCGCGGACGCGGCCATCCTCCGCCGTGCCCTCGTCGCCGCCGAACAGGCCACCGACCCCGACACCCTGCTCGACCATTATGCCACCATCGCCGAAACCCGCAAGGGGCGGAAAGCAAAGCACGGCCCGCAGCGCATGGACTTCGATGCCCTGCTATCCTTCGAGCGTAAGGAAGACCCCTCGTGCATCCTTGGCAACCACCGCTGGCTATGCAAGGGCGGCTCCCTCCTGATCGTCGGACAGTCCGGCACGGGCAAGTCGTCCCTGATGATGCAGGCCGCCGTCCATTGGTGCATCGGCAAGGACTTCTTCGGCATCAAGCCTGCCAAGCCGCTTCGGGCCATCGTGCTCCAGGCTGAGAATGACGCGGGCGACATCTCCGAGGCCTTGCAGGACGTCATCGCCGGGGCATACCTAGACAGCGCCGAACGCTCTCAGCTGCGCGAACACCTCGCCATCTTCCGCGACACGGTGAGCACCGGCACCACCTTCACCTCGGCCCTACGTGACCTCATCATCGAGCACAAGGCCGACATCGTCTTCGTCGACCCTCTGCTGTCCTTCGCGGGCATCGACGTCTCCGATCAGGAGCAGGCGTCCAAGTTCCTGCGCCATGACCTCGCCCCGATCCTCCTTGAGACAGGCGCCGTCCTCGTGGCCATGCACCACACCGGCAAGCCCAAGGCCGCCTCCGACAAGGAAGGCCATACCGTCGCCGACCTAGCCTACGCGGGCCTAGGTTCCTCGGAGTTCACCAACTGGTTCCGCGAGGTCGCCGTCCTCTTCCGATGCCAGGGCGAAGAGCCGATCTACAAGTTTGGCCTGACCAAGCGCCGTGGCCGTGCCGGCCTCAAGGACCACGCCAACCAGTTCAAGGGCGAGATTTACATCCGCCACGCCGCCGAGAAGGGGGTCATCCGCTGGGAATACAGCCAGCCCCCCTCCGAAAGCCTACCCGACAACGCCCCAAGGCATAGCGATTCCAGCCCCGCCAAGGGGTCGCCAAGGCGTTTTAAGGTCAACTGAGGGTCAACACCCTGACCCCCACCTTTAGCCCAATGTCAAATCCCTTCTCAACTTCCAACTCAACTTCCGTCCCTGTACTACGTACAAGGGTGACTCTAGTCTCACCCCTTGTCGCTGACGCTCGGGGTTCGACCGAGTCTCTGGCGAGGCCGCAAGTCTAACGCGATGACCAAACCTAACCGTACCACCGCGCGGAGAGGATGGGTCCTCCGTAAGCTGGCCCTGACCCGGCTACGGCAGAAGTCCTGGAGGGAAGAGCCTGAGAGGATGGAGCATATCCGGCAGCAGGCCACCGAGGCAGCCAAGGCAGTCAAGGAAAGGAAAGACATGGAGCTGAGGGAAGTGATCAGCACATGGCCGGCAAAGATGACGTCAGCGGAACTCAAGGACATCGTCGAGCAGACCCTGGACTACTCGGGCAAGTACTCATCGCTGACCTATCGCTTCACACGCAAGGCAATGCTACGGTTCGACATGGACGGATACTGGCACAACCTTTGCCACTTGCCCCGCCGTCAAGATAGTTGACGCTGTGACGCGTGACACGCGCTAGGCTCAACGACCTGACGGCTCCGGCTAAGGAGGCCAAGTCGTTTGA